CTTTACCCCAAATACCTTTATTAACTAATCCACTAGCCCATTTAATCATGCCATTGATGCGAGCATCTGCATTAGGACCTAGTGCTTTCTTTTCTTGCTCTAAGTTAATTGTTTGAGTATTTTCTGCTTCAAAGCCCATTTCAACAACTTTACCTACTAATGTATCTAAAGCTGCCTGGCTAACGTTATATTCTTTAGCCCATTCTATAACATGACTCCTTACAGGATCAGTCTCTGGAATGTTTTTAAATGCAGATACATCATACTTTCCATCTGCTGGTGCTTTATGTTTGCCTTGTGAGATTTGCTTGCGGAGATCAGTCCATGACTTAGCAATTGCTTCTAGGTCTGGTTCTGCATTATCTTTCTTCCAAAAGTTTTCTGGCCACCATTCTGGTCTTTCTAATGGAGAGTCATCTTCTGTAGGTTCAAGATGTGATATATCAGTCTTTGTAGGATCTGATGCTTGTGTTTCTATTTCAGGTGATGCGTTGTCGAGTAAGCCAGTTTCTTGAGATACTTCCTCAGTACTAGGCTCGATTGAGTCATCTATCATTACATTTTCCTTGCTCTAATTAACCTTGCTTCTAAATCTCTTACCATACTATTCTGACCTTCTCGGTAGTAAGCATAGCTAGAATCGCTACCAGGCAGGGCAACTGGTTGCTCTAAAACAGTTTGACGTAACCACGCCATAACTTTTTGTCCATCTTCATTACCTAATACGCGTAAAACTAATCTGTCTAAATCTTCTCTTGCTTGGCTAACATCCCTAACATCTAATGGTAATTGATTCTCTAAATCTTCCCATCCAGCCATTACATTCCCCCTTGTTTAACCATTTGCTTGGCAGCCTCTGGTATAACTTCTGGTGCTTGTTGTGCAACTTGTTGTGCAGCCTGAGCCATTTGTTGAGTCATCATTGCACGTTCTTCTTGAGTGTTGCGTATCTTTTGTGGTATACCTAACTTTTCAGCAATGTAATCCATCATAGCATCCATCTTAATAGTCATTTGAGCTTGTGGACCTGCTTGTTGTACAATTTGAGCATATTGTAATACGCTTTGTACATCTTCCATGCTTTGTGCCATAGCTAATGGTGCTACCGCTGATACTCTAATTTCTAATCCATTGACTTTAAGTGGCAAATCAATAAGACCACGCTCATCCATAACTTTTAAAATCTTAGTTACCAATGGTATCATAGTTTCATTTATCAGTCTGCCAAATGCTGATCCTAGATTCTGTGATAACTCTTTCATTCTTTCTACTACTTCTGTAGCAGAACGAGCTGACATATTATCAGGTGGCAATGATTCATCTAATAGAATACGCTTAATACTCATGCGTAGATCATTCATAATAATTTGAGATACATTAAAATCACCAGCACGTGGCAATGGTTTTAATGATTCACCTTGTGGGCCACCATTACGTGCAACAGGAATAATAGCACCTGGAATAATTTTAACTGTATTGGGATTCAATACGCCATCATCTGCTGCTGTATAAACACCAGCAATAGCCAATGAAGCATTTTTAAGTAATAGTTCTAATGTTTTGTTAAGCGTCTTAATGTCTGGCAATGCAGTAATTAATGGACCACGACCATAAATCTCTCCAGCTACTTTTGCATAGCGAGATACAATCCATGGACTTTCATTCATTCGTTTATAGACTAACTCTGTTTTAGATTCTTTATGAATAACATGATAACAATAATCACCACGCTTTTGATCTAATACTGTAGCTTCAATTAAATCTAAATCATCTGTAGGCTTTTGATCAATTTTCTTTTGCAGTTCTTCTGGGATAACTGCATCTGGCCATTGTCTCATTAAAGACTCGCCTTTAATACGCATACGTCTATATACATTATCTACTTGACCATTAGCACCTTCTTCAAAAGATACTAAGAATTGTGGTACTGGAATAAAATTAAGTGGATTAATATCATCACCAGGCTGAACCATCATTACAGCAGTACCTACAGATAGATCAAGTAAGAACTCGCCAATAGCAATATCAAAGTTAGATTGTTTTAATGTAGCAAATAGTTTATCTGAATACACATCTAATGCAGCTTGCGCTTCTTCTTTGCGATCATCAGGAATATCTGCTCCTGGCTCAAGTCTACACCACTTACGTTGTGGTGGGAATATGCCAGATTGCATACGATTAGCAAATCGTTGTGTAGAATTAATAGCAGTAGAATCAAACACACGATTCATTTTCTTTTGCCCTGTAGTTTTACCATCGTAATAGCCGTCATAAAGATTACGTTGTGGTAAAGCAAATTCATAGGCTTCATCATACAAAGATCTAAAGTCTTCTTTTTTTGTTAGCGCTTTATCATGTCTTCTTAAAACATCATCAGCAGATAATCTCATCATTTCAGCCATATTAATCCCTATGATTTCTTATTTTTATTTGCAAAGTTTGTTGCTGCTTCTTTACTGCCAAATCCCCAAGCTTTTAATGCTAACTTTAATCTTGTAGGTTTTCCATTCTTATCTACTAAAGGACCATTCATTCCACCAAATCTAGCAGCAAAAGATACGCGTCTAGGATTAGTTCCATTTTTTACTGGAGATTGTAAGTTACCACCTTCTTTACTTTCAAAGTATTTTCTTCCAGCTTCATTTAATCCACCATTAGGATTTTGATGTTTCTTTAATGTCATTATTCATACCACTCTAAAAATAATTCAGCCATTTGAGCAGCACCACTAACATTAGTTAATCTAAATAAATATGTCGTTAATGGGTTTAATACTATTTCTAAAGCACTAGATCCAGCGCCACCAGATTTTTTACCAGATCCACCAGCAATAATTTCCGCATCCATTTCAGTTCCAGTTACTGTTACAGTTGGATTAATCAATATTGCTGATTGACTTGTTGTTGCACTTGTTCTATTTCTTTTAATTGCTGTAAATGATGTTCCTCCAGATACAGTTGCATCTTCATACATGTAAAGTTCAGCATCTCCACCACAACTTGCATCAACTAATACATGTGCATATACGCCACTAGCCCATGCAACTGCTATATTACAACTTGCTCCATTTGCTAATTTTGTTGCACCTGGATATATTCTGTATGCTTTAAAAGCTCTACCTTCATGCAAGCGTAGATGATTAATATCTAAAATAGGAAATGGTCTATCAGATCCAGCAATATAACTTATGCCATCTTTATCTACATAAGCTGGATTAACATGCCTAGATTTTGTAGTGTCTGATTCGCGAAATATATTAATCGCCATTATTTTTTCTTAGGTTTCATTGCTGTTTTAGCAGCTTTAATAAATGCAGCATCTGTAGGCGCACCAGGAGATCCAGGTTTGCGCATCTTTTCTTTAGATCCAGATTCAATACGTTCACGCTTTGCATGAATGTTGGCATATAATCCAGCTTTCATTTCTTTTTAGCCATTCCAGCTTCGCTCATAGCAATAGCAACAGCTTGCTTTTGTGATTTAACTACCTTACCGCCTTTACCAGAATGAAGTGTACCAGATTTATATTCACGCATAACTTTATGAACTTTAGCTTGCATTTTATCTTCTTTCATTTATTTTCCTTTACCATAGCGTTGGATTAAAAATTGTTTCATTTTTTGTGATTGACTTTCTGTCATTCCTTTACCTTCATGTGGATCTTTACCAGTTAATTGCATATAATCTTCCATCCATGCAGTAGGATGATTTAATGCTTTTAAACTTTCACCTTTAGAAGTTTCGCTTGGCCAATGATATTTATTTTCATCTGGTGCATATCTTTCTGGTTTTGCACCAGACTTCCATGCGGCCCTATAATTATAATCCTTACTATTTAAGTCTGGATCTTCACCATAGTTTTGTTTATATTCTTTATACCAATCGCTACCTTTAACATCTTGCTGAAATTTCTTTTCTTCTGTAGGTGTTAAATTAGCTTTTGCTTCTGGAGCAATGCTATATTCTTTTTTTCCTACCGCGCCTGACATTTTAGGAAACGCCTAAGGTTGTATCTGTACCAAGTGTATCAGTCGTTGTAGATGCCATAAGTCCAGATGATCTACCACGTCTAGCTTTTTTATAAGCTGCTGATGTTTCTGCTGCTGTTCTTGCTGGTGCTACATCCACTGGTGGTACTACTACTGGTGCTGGTGCTGGTGCTGCTGGTCTTGATCCTCCGCCCATATTATACTCCTCCTGATGATCCAAGCGTTTCTGATACGCCTGTTTCTGGGTTTAATCTTTCTTCGGCTAACAATGCTCTAGCGCCACGTTGTCTTGCTTTGCGTTTAGATGCTAAATCTTCTGCTAACTTAACTTTATCTTGTTCTGCTTGCACTCTTAAGCGACTTGTTTCTTCTTGTTGCGCCCTAATTTGAGCTTCAGCTCCTGATGTATCTGGCTTACTACCGCCTAATAATCCGCCCATTAATTTCTCCTCAATAATGTATAATCTTCTTTATCTGCACTGTAATGAACCATATTGCATTCAGGAACAAAAGCTAATGCTTTAGCCCATGCCATAGCACGACTATCTGAGGTTTTAACAGTTATTTGTACTCTATGCAAGTGAAATAATATCTCACAGATATCAATAAATGTTAATCCGGCTTTTGTCATAGCTATTGGATATCGCCTAGATTGCTCTGAGAGTAAAGACCATGATTCTGCAACACCTTTCCATAACATAGTGCATCCAAATATAGCAACTGGCTTTCCATAAATAAATGCAGTAATGGTTGGACCGCATTCTGCTTGATGACAAATCATGCGTTTAAAGTCTTTTGAACCTATAGCTACTTGATTGTGTACTTCTATACAATCTAATTCATCTAAATGTGGAGGAAGGAATGGAAGATAATAGCCACCTTTGACATGTGGCATATGTTTAAATACTTCTACATAATCAATCAAAAACATTAAAGTCAGACTTTGCTACAGTTTGAGCAATAATGGTTGAAGCAGATAATGGACTGCGTGTCATACGTTTATGTTCACCGCCACCAAGAAGTAAGTATCCAAAAGCATCGCCTACGTGAGAGTGTTCGTTTTTATTAGGCATATCTCTAAATCGTTCTTGTCCGGCACCAATAGCCACTCGTTTAAAATGGTATCCGCCTGCCAATGATTTACGTATCATTTTGCATTTTGTAGCAATCATAAGTCCTGGTTTACCAGCAATTAATCTTTGCATAGGTGCAGCAGCTGATTCTCGTCTAACTTTAAAATCATTGGATGGTGTAGGTTGCGCTCTTAATCCTAAAGTGCGTAAGTAATCAAATGCGGTAACTTCATAAATAGCATCTCGTTGCATACCAGCCGGATCACCCCACATTAATATTTGTGCTTTAGGGTATTTAGCATTTAACTCTGCTAATAGTTGCTGACCAAATCTTTCTAGTCCCATATCAAATGTAACGATTTCTTCTAAGATTACCCAACGACCATTGTTAAGTCTTTGTCCTACTACCGCAGCCGGTGTTAAACCAAAGTCAAGACCAACTTGTAATGGCAACTCTGGATCATATTGTACATCTCCACTCATAGAGTGATCATCATATTCTGGCCATACTGGTCTGCCTTCTTGAACGTATGTATATTTGCCTTCTGCATAACATTTAATCCAATCTAGGTTCTTACCGCCTAACATCTGCATGTAATAACCCGCTGGTAAATTACCTACGTTCTCTGCTTTATTATTTATTTTCCACCATCTGCCACCTGAGAATATATGGTCATTGGCTTCTGGATTTTCTGGCAAATGTTCTGGTGATACTTCTATGACACCGCCTGGTTGTTTAAAGAATTGCCATGCATACTTGCCATTTAGCTTTTCTTTTTCTGCTAATCTAAACCACCAGTGGTCATCATCCATTGGATTAGTATCCATCCACACACCATGCCAAGTAGGTCCTCCATCACGTTGAGTCGGATATCTACCCACACGATGCGTAAGTCCGTCAATAACTGCTT